TTTTCCCAATCGTAATTAAAATTTTTGACTATCCTATCAATAAACTGCTCTGCTTGTTCCTTCTGTTTTATCTTTTCAAAATTTCTTTCTTTTAAAAATTCCAAGGCGTATTCAGAAAGTGAGTAGACGCGATAATCGTGGGCGACTCTAATTCCTTGATCAATCTTAATTCCGTTCAAAATATTTTTTTCCATGTCGTTAATATCTCCAAATCTACTTATTTTAAATATCAGAGAACATCATACAATATCATTAAGTCATTTTATATCGATTCTAACGACATAAAACAAATTCGTTGTGCTAATTAAGTGTGTTTACAAAGATAGTATATCGTTTTATTATTATTTAAAGAGTATCACAGCAACAACATATAAATCAATTAAATATTTGAATTTGTGCATAAAGGAGATGCGACATGGAAAAAGCCAATAAGGATATCAGGGATTCTATAAAAAAATTAAGAATTAGATATTGGCAGGTGGCAGACGCACTGGGTAAAACAAGCTGGACCTTTTCTGTGTGGTTGCGTAAACCCTTAGATGAAGAGAAAAGGAACCTTGTTATTAAAGCTATTGAGAAAGTCAAAGAGGAACTTGCAGATGAATCAAAAAAATAAAATCTTGATCATTTTTTATCTCTTTTTGATTTTAGAAACTTAAAGAAATTTTCCAATTCATCGAGTTCATCCTTGCTGGCATGGTTCAAGTCATAGAAAAGGCTGCTTTTAATATCCTCTTTGGGTATCTCAGTGTTTTCATCATTGGCTAAATAATCAAGACTGACATTGAAATATTTTGAAAGTTTCTTGAGTGTTGAAAGTTTAATATTATCGCTGCCTTTTTCGTAAAAATTGACGATCGTTGTATATGGCACTCCGGAACCTTTTGCTAGGCCAGCTCTTGTAATGCCCTTTTCTTTCATTAGTAAATTAAGTTTTTCCGTAAAAGTCATTTTTTCATTATCCTCCCTGTGGTAATTTCTTTACCATGTGTGGCAATTTAATTATAGTATACAATTATTTTTTCCAAAAATAAATAAAAATATTACTCTGTGTGGTAAATATTTGTTGACAAAATACCACACGAAGTATATGTTTATCACATAAATACCATGTATGGTAATGAAAGGAGTGAAAACAATGTTCCCGAACTTAAGAGCTGAGATGGCACGCCAAAGAATTGATGGCACAATGATTTCTGAAAAAATTGGGTGTACGCCAAAGACTTTCAGTAATAAGATGACCGGAAGAACCGAGTTTACTAGGGCAGAGATATTTAAGATTCAAAAATACTTTTTCCCTAAATTGTCCATCGATTACTTGTTTGAAGAAGCACACGAATTTTCTGCATAAAAAGGAGGCAGTCAGATGACCAAATCAGATGCATTGATCGAAAGCAAGTCGTTACGTGAGTCGGTGATCAAGCACACGGAAATATTGGACAAGGTGAAAGGACTGGCAATGTTGCCGGATGACGTGCATGTCACGGTTCAGATGGCAGGCAATTATTTTGAGGTCAGTAGAGAGACTATTTTGAGTGTTATCAAGAACAACCGTGATGAATTAGAAAGTGATGGATTGAAGGTTTTAAAAGGGGACGATCTCAAAGCCTATGCTTCGTCAATTAATGACGTAGCATTGATAAATCCTAAGACTTCTCAATTTACCATCATTCCCCGTCGCGCCGTCCTTCGTATAGGCATGCTTCTCCGCGACAGTGAAGTTGCTAAGCAAGTCAGAACATATTTGCTCAACCTTGAAGAGGCAAGCCCGAAAAAGGAGAGAGTGAAAGCCACCAGCAAAATACCCGTGGGCAGCTTGAATAATGCAGTGAAAATTGTTGCTCCATTTATGGACAAACTTGGACTCTCTCCTGAAGTACAGGCATTGACCGTGAGAACGATTTATAAGGCTGGCGGTATAGATCTTCCGTTTCAAATCAAATCATCAGAAAAGTTCCAAGACACCGTTCAGATCGCTCGTGAGTTAGGAATGTATACGAAATCAGGTAAGCCTGCATCCACGGCGATAAGCCAACTGATTAAGACGCAGATCGAGGTGCTGGAAGGTGAATCTGAGACATTCATGGAAAGCCATAACGGTTGGCAAGGTTCTGTTGAAAAATATGCTCCTACGGTGGTTGAGAAGGCAAGACAATGGCTTGAGGAGCATGGATACCCAACTCAGATTAAGGGGCAGAAAAAGAACTATTTTGTTTCATACAAAAGTGTGGTGGATGTTTAATGGCGATGGTCAGCATTGATATTGACGAAGCAGAGGCTCGCGAACTGTTACTTCAGAAGGTCGAGGAACGCATTCGGCAGTGTGATATGGAACTGACGCTTTGGGATCGTAAGGAGTTGTGCCGGCAAACATGCATGAGCTGGAACACGATTCTGAAAGAATTTTTTTACGATCCACGCTTTGAAAAATTCAAAGTGGGAAACAAATGGAAATTTCCGGCTAAAGAAACGCGAGCATTTATTCTTAAATGGCTAAGAGAACAAAAAAATGGTTAAGGAGCTGAAAAACTATGAATCTAGTGATCAAAGATGAATCAACGTTGCCTGGAAAATATGCTGCTGTGACGGTTAAAACCCAAAGAGCTTGCGAGTTGTTCATGAGTTTCTGCGAACTCGAGCAAATGATTCTCTCACATCCTGAGAGTCAACATCCTCAATTCATGAAGTGGGTATTAAAACAGCAGGCAAAATACTACAATCGATTTCTCAACGGTTTTGCCACTGATATGAAGTGGAAAGACCAACGAGTCACTATTCACAAAGAGCCTACTCCGCTGTTCCTTAAATTAAGAAACCATGTGTTTAGCCTAAAAGAAGAGACGTCAACCTCTGCCAAGGCGAACGACTCAAAGTTCAAAATCTATCAAAAATCAACTGACGCCATTATAGCACAATGATTGCGGAAGATAAATCCCCTCAAAATCGAGGGAATCTTATAAATCGCAAGCGATTGCGAATTTACAGGAGGCAGTGAAATGAATACAGACAAGCTTAACGCTGACTTCATGGACATGATGGAAATCGCTTTAAATAACACGCAGCATCTTGCTGATCATAAAGAAATTGTGTATCTATCGCGGAGGTTTAAGGATCACTTAGATCAAATACATGCTGTGTTATCAGATAAAGGTGTGATGAAGCATGGCTAAGTATCGATACGTTTACACCGAGTTTTGGCGTGATCCGCGTGTCATGGAAGAAATGACACCGGAAGATCGTTACTTTTACTTGTACCTGTTAACTAATCCATTAACCACGCAATGTGGCATTTATTCGATTACAAAAAAACAAATGGCTTTTGATATTGGACATTCCGCAGAATCAATAAACAGTCTGGTTGAGCGTTTTGAAAATCATCACAAGCTAATCAGATACAATCCTGAGACACGGGAAATGGCAATCATCAAATGGGGCAAGTACAACCTAATTAAGGGTGGCAAGCCAGTCATTGATTGTGTGAAAAAAGAAGTGAATGAAGTAAAAGACAAGTCGCTTCTAAAATGTGTGGGTGAGAATGTGGAGAATGAAGATGTAAGAAAAATATTTCTCAAAGCCGCACAAGGCTCTGCTTACTTTGAGCCGTCCAAGACCTACAAACCTAAGGACAAAGAAAGAATAACGACTGAAAAATATGTCTTATGGAGGGACAAACAAACTTGTTTCTATACCGGTTTAGTTCTTCAAAAACAGGATGTACAAATTGATCATATTAAATCAAAATCATCGGGCGGAGATAGTACACCGGGCAATTTAGTTGTCAGCTATGCAAAGTTCAATAATTTTAAAAGCGGAGAAAATGACTTAGCCAAAGTGATTGCTAATTGGAATGAAGTCAATGTCGATTTACAAGTAAATATTATTGATGTTTGCAACAAGATTGATGAACTTAAAGAGTTTGAGGAATTGCGTAGGAAGCACGAAATATCCTATCGTGATAGCATTTCTAACAATATTTACGATACGTATACGTTACGTAACTATATAAATACGATACGGGGGCAAAAAGAAAAAGAAAAAGAAAAAGAAAAGCAAAAAGATAAAAAGACTTCTTGTCGTGCAAACAAGTTTGACGACCAGCACATGAAACTGGCTCAATTGCTTTTTAAACTCATGAGGGAAAACAACCCAAAGGCTAAAAAGCCAAATTTTGATTCGTGGGCTAATGAATTCCGCTTAGCAATGCAAATGGATAATCGCAATTACGATGAATTGGAATACCTAATCAGGTGGTCACAGCAGGATAGCTTCTGGAGAACCAATATTCTTTCTCCAGCTAAATTAAGAAAGCAAGTTGACCAACTGGAATTAATCATCAAAACCGACAAAACGAAACATGAAAATATTCGTAGCCCAAATGATTTTGTAGCCAAGAAACTTGAGCGCGAGCGTCAGGCGGAAGAAGAAATTAGGAGGAGGTATCAGACCGGTGACGACGGACCAGGTGATTGAACTGACCAAGAGGATCGCTCGAATGTATTCTTTCGTGGAACGCGACGAAATGTACATGGATATCTGGATTCATGTTGCAAAAGACGCGGATTATGAGCTGACGCTTCAGCGATTCTATGATTATATCGCCGATCCCGCCCATGCGCGGAAACCTCCGATGCCTGCGGATATTCTCATAAAGCCGAAACCGAAAGATGGCTTTCAGCAGGAACAGGAGAAAATGCAGCAGTGGGAATCTGAAGCAAGAGAGAACCCGCCGGACTGGAGTAAAGCTAAGGAATTGTTCGCGAGACTCGGGGTGATTAGCGATGAATAATGCTTTGCAAAATATCGAAGCAGAACAGGCCGTACTTGGCTCCATTCTCTATGAATCTAGTTTAGTGGATGAATGTATCCTAACCACAGACGAATTCAGCAGAGAAGCTCATAGGCTCATTTTCGGAGCCGTTGAAAAATTGCGAGATAGAGAGCGGTCGATCGATGTTGTGACAATCGTGTCCGAACTTGGGGAAACCGTCCAGCAGTGCGGCGGGACAAGCTATCTTGCAGAGTTAGCCAATTCCATACCAACGACAGCCAACTTTGACGATTATCAGGCGCTTGTTCATCATTGCTACCTGCTGCGCCGAGCATATAAAAAGATGACGTCATTCGTTGACAATCCGGACGAGGACAAGCTTGCTGGAATTTCTCAAGAAATCGATGCGATGATCGACGAGACAACAGCAACACAAGAAGAACCTTCTGATCGTGAGGTTCTTATCGAGTTGATGGATAGTCTCGGTCAAGAGCAAGGAGAACTGTCAGGCATCACGACTGGCAGCAGTGAACTGGACAAGATGACGAGCGGACTGCAGGACGGTGAGCTGATTATCTTAGCAGCGCGGCCGTCTGTCGGAAAATCAGCGTTGGCTATAAACATCGGAATAGCTGCAGGCGAACAGGATGTTGTCATTGACTTATTCAGCATGGAAATGCCAAAGCGAATGGTCCTGCAGCGTATCTTGTCGGCACTTGGCTCCGTCAGCGGCGGGAAATGGAAGAATCCAAAGCGATTTATGAACGACATGGATGTTCAAAAAATAACAAACGCCGTTGGCTATTATGAAAGTATGAAAATTTCAGTTCACGAAAACTCAAGTCCGACCATCATGAGCATTCGTGCTGACGTTCGCAAGTCATTAAAAAAATACCCAAATCACAAACATTTAGTCATTCTCGATTACTTGAGTTTCATTGATGCACCGGGAAGCTTTGAGAGGAATGACTTGAAAATTGGTGCGATTACCAAAGGTTTAAAACGGATGGCCAGAAAATTTAATTTACCTGTTTTGCTTGTGTGCCAGCTGTCCCGTGGGGTCGAGCAGCGTCAGGACAAGCGCCCGATGATGAGTGATCTACAGGATTCAGGACGGATCGAACAGGATGCAGATATGATTCTGTTTCTCTACCGCGATGACTATTACAACAAAGAATCCGAGAAGCAGAACATCGTAGAAATCATCGTGGCCAAACAACGCAATGGTCCAGTTGGTACGGTGGACATGGCTTTTATCAAGGAGTATGGGAAGTTCGTTAATCTTGATCGGAAACACGCGGCGACGGTCTGAGGGTGAGCAAAAATGTCCAGAAAAATGGTCTTCTTAAAAATAAATAATTTGCTTGACCAGTGTAAAGGCTGCCCCAAAAATCAAATTTTTCACAAAGGCAATCGTGTCAGCCCAGAGGAAATCTGCAAAGGCTGCGCAGCATACAGTGAACTTCGATGCCTGGGCAATCAACTTGATAATCAAGAGAGGGTGATTGAATTGGATATGACGGTTGAAGAATACCGACGGCTGAAGGCGGTTGAGAAAACCGATACGAAGATTGCTATACGTAAAGATGTTTCACCACAAACACTGTCCAAGTGGAAAAGGGAACACGGCGTAGAGCTGAAAGGTCATAAAAGCGTGACGAAGCCTTCCTCTGAAGCTCCTAATCAAGCAGTTCAAACTAAGATGACATATAAGTTGAAAGCCGCAAATGCCGAAATAACGCGGCTCAATGAGGAACTTGAAAAAGCCAAACGAAGTGATTTCGTTATAGAAAAAGAAGAATATCAGGCAATGAATGACAAGCTGATGGCCAATATTAGTGGGCTCACTGCACAGCTTGAGAAGGCGACTGCCGAAGTCAATGCCAGAAAGGAACAGGTTGATAATCTGTGCGATGATAATCAGCAGTTGAAGAAAGCACTAGATGACTGGACTCCGGAAATTGAAAATCTCGATAAGCTTGAAAACGAGATTGCCGAACTGAATAAGCAAGTCGAGCAAGCGAACCAAGAAAAAAGTGACGCTTTAATCGATGCCGGCAAACTTGTTCAGGAAAATAATGATCTGAAACAGCAGCTTGAATATCTTCGGCGGGACTATGAATCAAATAAGCGATTTGCTAATGATCAATACGATGAGGCGAGACGGGCTAAAGCACAATTAATCACGCTCGAGGCATTTGTTATTGAGAAACTTAAGCCAGGGCTTGTTGAATATCAACCGTGAATGGAGTGGAGGCGGGAAAGTGAGTGAAGAGTTGAAGAGTACCAGCAATTTAAGTGGCTCCATGACAGAGCAAGCCGCTTCCTGGATCGCGTTGAGAATAGGCTAAACGAGTTGAATGGAATGATTGCTCGAATGGACAAGCAATATCAGAAGGTGAGCCATGATGATTAATGCGATCGCACTTGTGATCGGTGTGCCGTTTATCGTTTTTGAAATGATCGTTGTGGCTCGAACGCTTGTCTTGGTAAAGAATGGAGGCGGTCAAGAAGGTGATGAATAATGCATACTCGGAGTCTTTTTAAAAACTAATACATGATGATCCCATCAAAAATAGAGCCAATTGGCTCTGAAAATTAATAGAATTGATGCCAGAGTGGCTTTCCTTTGGACTTAAGCGACTCAACCCGCTCTATAGTTGGGAAAACGGTATGAATATAATTCTTCCATTTTGCGATACTTGCGTCAGGACGGTTCTCAAAGTGATTGTCTGGAATATCAACATTCTTCTCAATGATTTTGTAAATATCGTGAATGTGATAGTCACCTGGTGGGAATATCTCTGTATTATTCAGAGCATCCTTATAAATTTTTGTCTTGCTTTGATGTTCCATAATCATCACGTCCTTTGTTAATATATTCATTTGTAATATCGGAATAAACATTAATATTTGAAGGTGAAAAAATGCGATCAAAAGAAATTAATCTAAACTCAGATGGTAAATCAGTGACACAAGAAATTGAGCCTGGTAAAGTACTGGTGGTTGTACTTGACGGCATTCAGAACAAAGCAAAAGTTACCGAAGCTGTTGAACATGGTTTTACAATTATTGAGACAGCAAAGGGAAAAGTTGCTAAAATAAAATATGATGAAGGGGAATTATTCTAAATAGGGATGTGGAAATTCTGAATGTCATTGATTTTAACCCTGATATTAATTTTATTATCACATTCGGAATAATATTGATCTCTGCGGTTCTTCTTACTTATATTGTTTCAACACTGATATCAAATTATCGATACCGTAAATATGAAGAACGATTGAGTCAAGCTGGTATGTATGAAATTGACCTGATGACGGGATCAGAGTTTGAGCATTACTTAGAGCTTTTTTTCAAGAAATTAGGGTATAGAGTAAAGCGAACACCGGCATCTAATGATTTCGGCGCAGATCTGATTCTTGATGGTGAAGATCGAATTGTAGTTCAGGCAAAAAGATACGGAAAAAAGGTTGGCGTCAGGGCTGTACAAGAAGTTAATTCAGCAAGGGATTATTATGAAGCACGGTGTGCATGGGTAATAACAAATAACTTCTTTACTTTGCAAGCCCAAAAATTGGCGATATCTACTGCCATTAGTTTGATTGACCGTGACGAATTAACAGATATGATTCTAGGATCAAAAACTGAAAATAATTAAATAAAACTATTTGTCCAAGATAGGAAAGCCTGAGGACACTGAGCGATGTATTATTTCAGCCAGTGTCCCCTTTGGCTTATAAAGACAACAATGGGAAAAGCTGCTAAAATTAAGGAGGAATTATTTTAAGGAGATAGATTAATGAATGGTGAAGAAATAAAAATGATTATTGACGTTATAACGGGTTTAAAAGGTTATTTTTCTAGTCCATGGGTGTATGTCCTACTTTTTGTATGCTTTCTATTTTATATTTGGAAGCAAGGACCGATTTCTGCATTTACAGCTGATATTGTTGAAAGAAAAATGTATACCAAAGAAAGGAATGCCATAATAAAGGGAATTAACTATTTATTAAAGATTACAGTCTTAACAATATTCATTACTTCAGCCACGATAATAGACGGTGATTGGGAATTTGTTAAGTATATTTCTCGAAACATGGTGTTCTTTTTTATTGTCACTATTATCTGTTTAATGATTATTTTTATGATATTAACCATGCAAATGTTTCAGCTCGGGTACGATGAAAAGAGTGAACGATTACTTCCCCTTACTAACTTTATAAAAGCTCGAATTCCTACCCACAAATATAAGAAACTCTTTTTTAATATGATTAGTTTTGTAATTCAAAATCTGATTGCAGTATTCTATATTTCCGTTTATTTTCATGCATCAATAAACAACAACAAAAGTATTGAAAACGAATTGGAAAAGTTTATTACGATTTTCCTTTTGGCTTTTGTTGTGTCTTTTTTATATTCCTTCATTATAAAGCCAGGACTACGATTATTAGATTTTGTAAAGTATAATTGTGTCTACTTTACAGATGATAAAGGAAATAAATGGTATATTCAATGCATAGTCCAAAAAAATTACTTTTTAATAACTAGCAAAAAGTTTCTTTATAGTCCGGATAACATAAGGAAGATTATCTATAGAAGTGAGATAATCAATAAGGATTTACTAGTGGAATAGATTGTACTGTCCAAGATAGGAAAGCCTGAGGACACTGATCAACGCAAATGCGTTGATCAGTGTCCTTTTTTATTTATCCGGAGGGATCGGCGTGAAACCGGACAAACCCAAGAAATCAAAAAAGGACAAGCCCTTAGAGCAATGGCAGGTTGAAGAGCTTATGGGCGTGAACAATCCGATTTATCACCGCGTCAAAGGAGGCGCGCTGAAACAGAAATAAAGGAGATGCGGCGGAATGAACATGCGTAAATTGATTTATGAATACAAACATTCAATTAGGGAAATGAAAGCAGCCTACGAAGCTGCAGATCCGGAAGACCAGAAGATCATTAGCGGGATGATCCGAGACATGGAGTATGCGGTGAAGTGGATGGAGAATGGGCGGGACCCAAGTCGGAACCATATGGATGCTGATCGGACAAGAATCTATCTTACTAATCCCGTCGTCGTAGATTCAGTTCAGTACGATGTCCTGGATAAAGAAGTTAACGGAGAAATAAGCCAAGCGGATAGAGAACGGATCGATGATGCGTTCTGCGAACTGACAAAGCGAGAAAAAGAAGTATACATATTGGCGAAGGTGGAACTGTTCTCTTATGGGGAAATTGCTACATTATTAGACATTAGCAAGGCAAGCGTACAAACATTCATGGATAGAGCGACAAAAAAGATAAGCAGAAGAAAGAATGAAAGTATTTTTTTGGCAATTTGATTTATTATTTTGAAAGCATCATCATATACCAGGTTTCATAATTTGTTGTCCTGTTATTTCTGATGTGATCTCATCAATGAATTGATTCCTAGATAATTCAATAAATTGAGTTAATAACCAGTTCTCCTGACTGTTTAGGTGTTTGTATAAAAGAATATTTTCATAACGTGATAGCTCACTTAACCTATGCATCCCAGCAAAGATTAATGGTAACGATGATCTATTAATAATTCTCGACAGATTTGCTCTCTTTAAATACCAATGTGTTGTTAGGCCAGAAATATAAAAAATGTTTTGTCTAATTCTTTTGTGTAGATGTGACAATCTTTTTATACTCCTTGCCTTCTCGGTACGATTACTACTGATCCACTTAATTCTTTTCTTTGTCCTAATTGAAAAACATTTGGTGTCATAATAATCTCTCTGAAACAAAGAGGGAAGTTTGCTATTTAAGTGACCATTTGCAAATACATCGTCTACTCTGCATGTAAACCAAGTTTCTGTCGTGTTATGCTTCTTCATAAACTTAGGTTCATGAATTGGGATAAATAGTTCAGGCTCAGAAGTATAAGTAATATTATAAGCACGGTGAATATAAGGCAAGTTGTACAATATGTCTTTTAAACAATATGTTTCTGGATTCAATATAGGCTCTTCTAAATACCCGCATAAAGCCGGAAGTATTCCTTTTTTATGAAAAGTTATATTTTCGTTGAGAAGAACAGCACTTCCTAAGTTCTTACCCGAAACGCCATGTCTATTTGCAAATGGGACTTTTTTCACAATCAATAGCGTTTTTACTGCGTTTAAAAATGAATAATATGTTGTTAGAGGAGAAGAAGTGGACGGCAAAAGACTTGATGCCCTATCGAATTCTCTGGCTTGTTGCCAATAGAATTGAGCATCACTTCCACTCGAATGTCTTTTTAACCAGAGTTCAACAAAATCCCAAGGATCATTTGCGAGCACGGTTTTTCTATCAAATTGAGGATTCATTTTTGTTTTGTGTAAGGTAACTTTTTTATGATTGTAAATAATCTGATCAAATTTCATTTGGCGTATTCCAACTTTTAGCTTATTTATTATTGCAATTATAATATAGTTTTAGAAAAATAAGAAGAAATTGTCATACGAATTGTCTTATATGTGAAAGGTATTTCATGAGTGCTTAACCGGCGCTCTATTTTTGTGCCTAGAAGCACAAAAAAAGCGAGGTGAATATTAATATGGATTTTAGTAAAGCACTTAAATATTTGAAAGATGGGAGAATTATTTCTCTGAATAGTAAAAATTATTCCTTAAAAGAAGTTAACTTTGGGAGTTGTGATACAGCTGATGACAATAAAGTAATTGTAGAGGTGGATGAAAGCGGCGGAACAATTTCATATGCTTCACTAACTACTGGAGAGTTACTTTCAGGACGTTGGCAAATAAACAATTAAATAAATTGGGTAGAAAGCTACTGATTATTTGGTGTTACTTATCAATAATGATATACAACGAAGAAGCTAGGGTCTTGCTTTTGATAGAACGTAATGATATTAGTCCTTCCTTGAGTGAGAAAAGGCTGTTCAACAATCTCTTGCCCATTCAATGTTATTCCCTTAGTCTCCTTCGGATCAAAGGTAACATTGTTCGGTAATACAATTATTAACTCCAATTCAAAATTTCCTGCAGTGGCTAAACCTGCGAGGGGAATAGTTGTATTGAATTCAAACTCATTCGTTGCCCTATTTGGATACAAGGGAAACTCGTAACTCAAAGTGTACACGTTCCCAACAATTGGTGTTAAATTTTTAACTTGCTCCTGATAAGTTAAAAACAAGCCTAATAGTGCATCTTGTCTACTTTCTGCAGTTCTTGTAGGATCGGCAACTTCGGCACCAAAATCAGCCAGCTTAGGTGTAATATCCTTGGCAAATTTAGGACCAAAATCGAATTTTCCATCTGGATTTAGCAGACTAAGAACTTCATCAGGAATTTTCTCTTTTTTACTTGGGACAAAAAGAACTTCACCATCAGGAAGTGCCTGATCTAATTTAAAAGTCGTTTGGACTTTTACAATGTCGTGATCCAAGCCCTCTCTTTTTGTGGGGATGACGTTAATCAATGTTTTTTGCCATAAGCTTGTATAAGCCATATAACCAATCCTTTTTATTCAGTACTTTCTACCCTTTGTAAACAATTCGATATATTTATCTATAAACCTTTTTTATTTGAAAAATATGTAGATTATTTATGGATAGGTAAATATTATGCAAAACGGTGTCTAGTTTTGTTATCTTCAAGTCGTAGGAGGCAGTGCAGAGATGGCAGAACAGAGCAAATCGCATGACATTCGTGTCGATTCTGTTTCTAGCATTCCGGATATTCTTATAGGTGGACAGACACTACATGATGGTCGACATGGATTAATTGATTTCCGAATGCATTGGCACACGAATAAAGAAGTCGTACATGAAACTGAATGGCAAGCGCTTTTTGCAGAATCACAGTTTGATAAATTAGTATTAACTTTCATCAAAGGCATTGGGGAACGCGCAAAGGCCTATAATGTTCCTTCGGATGTTAACACGTGTGAAGAAGCTGAAAGATGGTTGGATAGCCATGACCGTTAACTTCTATACCAGGTCATGTTGGAAGCACAAGCGTAAGCGAGTGCTAAGGCGTGACGGTTATCTCTGCCAAGAGTGCAAGCGGTATGGTAAGTCACGTGAAGCACAGATGGTTCATCACTGTTATCCGTATGAAGATTATCCGCAATATAAGCTGGATGATTGGAACCTGATCAGCATGTGCAATGGCCATGGTGATGCGATGCACGACCGTAAGACTGGCAAGCTTACACTATTGGGAGAGTATTGGAAAGAGCGTGCGACAAAGAGGAGGGAACAGGATGCAGGATGTGTATGATACAGCCTTGGGTATGATGGCAGCCAGAATAAGTGGACGGATGAATGAACGAATCAAAGAGGAACTTGATGAAGCAATCAGACAACCAACGTTGACTGATCGGAAAGAGCAACTGATCGGGAGAAAGAAACAGTTTCGCAAATATGTTTGTACGAGATAAGTGAGGAGGAACATGTGTGAGTAAGGTAATCAAAACAATTCAGAATCAACTTAATCGAGTGAACAATGATATTGAGTATGAAGAGCGGATCAGACTTGGCATACTTGAAGAACTACAAGGCAATGAATCGCGTTTGAAATCTCTAAAAGAAGAACGTGATGAATTGACAACATTCTTGGCAGAGAACGATCCCCCCCACCTTGAGCAATGATGGCCGACGGCGTGGAGACCGGTGAGTGGAACTCTTTCCAATAGAGCCGGTTTCCAAAAACTTTTTTTCGGGAGGTGAGAGGCATGACGAAGGCGGCAACAAAAGATACGATCAAGCGGCGAACGATTGAAGATATGAAAAAGCTAGGCGTTCATAAAACCCAGTATAATCGCTTGATTGACATCTATTCGGAACTCGTTCATCAGTATCTTGAATTGACGATTCAGTTTGAAGAAGGTGGCTATCAGTTCCAGGTTGAAACCGATCAAGGTGGTGCAAAAAAATCACCTATAGTTGCAACCCTAGAGAACCTGAGAAAAGACATTTTGGCATATTCGGACCGGTTGTGTCTCTCACCGAAAGCTTTCGAAAATGTGACGGCTGAGACCGGAAAGAAATCCGCGCTAGCTGAAGCGCTTAAGAATCTTTCATGAATAAATATCCGAATCATGATGCGGTTATCGAATATGCCAAGAGTGTTGCCACCGGAAAGAAAATCGCTTGTAAAGAACTTGTCCAAGCTTGTTGGCGGTTTTTGAATGACATTAGAAATGAGAAATGGGAATTTAAACCGAAAGATGCCGAGTTTGTTATTGGCATCATCGAGAAAACATTCGTTCACGATCAAGGCGAACGATTAGATGGCACTCCGCTCCGCGGGGAGCCCTTTTTATTGGAGCCATGGCAGAAGTTTATCATCTATAATTTGCTTGGCTTTTTTCAGACGGGGACAAAACTGCGACGTTTCAAAGAAGCGTTTATTTATATTCCTCGAAAGAATGGGAAGACGCGCTTTGTTGCCGCATTATCGTGGGCTTTGTCGCTGCTGAACAGGCGCTCCGGTTCGAAGATTTACATTACCAGTGCGGTTCTTGATCAATCGTTGCAGAGTTTTAATTTCATTTTGTTTAATCTCCGTCAAATGGGCGAGGAAGAAAACTTTCGAATTTTAGATAACAACCAGGAGCACAGTGTCACTGGTGATCTCGGCGATGGATCCATTTACATTAAGGCGCTGGCAGCAAATCCGGACAAGCAGGACTCGCTGAACTGTAACATCGGGATCGCCGATGAGATGCACGCTTACAAGACACCTAAGCAATACAACATTATCAAAGAGGCAATGAAAGCTTACAGCAATAAGCTGATGATCGGAATAACGACCGCCGGCGACGATATGACAAGCTTCTGCTATCAACGACTGCAGTATTGTTTGAAAATCCTTGCCGGCACGATTACCGATGATGCTTACTTTGTTTTTATTACAAAAGCGGAGGAATCAAAAAACGGCGATGTTGATTATACAAACCCGGAGCAACACGAGAAAGCAAATCCGAACTATGGCGTGACGATCCGTCCGGAAGACATGATCAATGACGCGCTGCAAGCGCAGAACGATCCGCAGCAGAGGAAAGATTATTTATCAAAGTCTCTGAATGTCTACACGTCGGCGATGAGGGCTTACTTCAACATTGACGAATTTAGAGCATCCGACCGGGAATATAATTGGACGCTCAATGAACTCGCAAAGGCACCAATTCAGTGGTATGGCGGCGCGGATTTGTCGAAGATGCATGACTTAACAGCCGGCGTGCTGTACGGAGTTTACAAGGGCGTGGATGTTGCTATTTCTCATGCCTGGTTTCCGATCGTAGCGGCTCGCAAAAAAGCAGAAGAAGACAATATTCCGTTATTCGGATGGAAAGATGATGGTTGGCTCGATATGTGCAATACGCCGACCGTTAACCATACGGACATTGTTAAGTGGTTCGTGAAAATGAAGCTTCTTGGCTTCCGAATCAAACAGGTTGGTTTTGACCGCAAGTTTAGTCGTGAATTCTTCTTGGCCATGAAATCAAAGGGATTCAAAATCATTGATCAACCGCAGTATTTTTACAAAAAGTCTGAAGGGTTCCGCCGTATCGAGAAAAAAGCGAAGGATGGAAAGTTCTACTATCTTCACTCGCAGGCATATGAGTACTGCGTGCAAAATGTGGCTGCTGTTGAGAAGACGGACGACATGATCCAGTACGAGAAAGTATTACCGACACAACGCATTGACTTATTCGATGCATCGGTATTTGCGGCGATTAGAATGCTTGAAAATATGGAGAAAAAAAGTGAAGCCTCAAAGTGGCTAGAAGGGAGTTGATAGATGGTGAGTAAACGAGGAAGCAGGCGCAACCGTGGACGGCAACGCATTCGATCAGAACCAACAGAACAGCAAACTGCATTAGTCCATTGGATCGATGGAGAGGACTTATCTTCCCTTGCGGTTACCGGCTATACGCGACTTTCAGACAATCCTGAGGTTCGCATGTGCGTGAACAGAATAGCGGATTTGGTTAGCAGCATGACAATCCACTTAATGCAGAATACAGCAGATGGCGATGTCCGTGTTAAAAACGAACTATCGCGTAAGATTGATATTAATCCATATGGGTTAATGACGCGAAAGAATTGGATGTACAGCATTATTTATAATTTATTGCTTGATGGAAAAGGGAACAGCGTAGTCTATCCCAAGATTGATAGTGACGGATACATTACTGATCTTCAACCGCTGCCACCATCTCAAGTTAGTTTTTTGGATACACCAGATGGCTATCAGGTGCTCTATAGTGGCAATCGATACGATTATGATGAAGTGCTGCATTTTGTGATCAACCCGGATCCTGAAAGACCGTGGATCGGGCAAGGATTTCGAGTCGTGCTAAAGGATATCGTTGACAACTTGAAGCAAGCGAGTAAAACAAAGAATGGCTTCATGTCAGACAAGTGGAAGCCATCGGTCATTGTCTCTGTAGATGCAATGACCGACGAGCTGTCTAGTCCTGAAGGGCGCGACAAAATTCTTAATAAATATATTACTGAAACCAGTGGTGGGAAACCTTGGATTGTTCCCTCTGAACTCATTAAGGTGGACCAGGTCAAGCCACTTTCTCTTACCGACTTAGCTATTAATGACGCTGTACAACTTGATAAACGAACAGTGGCGGGCATCTTAGGGGTGCCGGCTTTTTTTGCTGGCGTAGGAGATTTCAAGAAGGATGAATACAACGCATTTATTAACTCTCGTATTCTACCGATCGCGCAAGGTGTAGAGCAAGAGTTAACACGCAAATTGCTCTATTCGCCTGATCTTTATTTCCGGTTCAATCCACGATCACTATACGCTTACGACATTCAGCAGCTCGCAACGGTCGGCGGTGATATGTATGTGCGCGGCATTATGACCGGTAACGAGGTTCGGGATTGGCTCGGTCAAACGCCGCTTCCTGGTCTTGATGAGCGCGTGATTTTGGAGAACTACATCCCGGCCGGCATGATCGGTGATCAAAAGAAATTGAATCAGAACAATCAACCGGCAGATCCGGAATAAAAGGAGGTGGATGGAATGGATATGGGCGGCGGAGCTCCGAAAGGAGTAAAGAAAGCTAAAAATCCTAAATACCCGGAAGGTACCGAAATTAAGCTTTTGGCTGATCACATGCCGGGGATGAAGGGCGCAACTGCAACAGTTGATCATGCTTACGCAACAACTGTTTATGAAGTGACCTATACGGACACGGAGACTGGAAAAACAGTCAAGAACCATAAATGGGTGATCCAAGAAGAAATGGAACCATTGGATGATGAAGATAAGGACAAGCGCTCAAAACGTTCTGAAGTGAATAGGGATGATCGTCAGATTAGAAGCGCAAATCTTGAACTCAAAACGCGCGATGCAGATGGGGATCAGGCACCAGTAATTGAAGGCTATTTTGCTGTATTTGGTAAGCAAACCGAATTATGGCCAGGAGCATTTGAGGAAATCGCTCCGGCCGCTTTTGATGAAGCATTAAGCAATGATGTTCGGGCTTTGATAAACCATGATACAACGTTGGTGCTTGGCCGGAACAAGTCGGGTACCCTTGAACTTCGAGCGGACTCTCACGGGCTTTGGGGCAGCGTTAAAATTAATCCAAATGATTCAGATGCGGTGAATGTTTATGAACGTGTGAAGCGTGGAGACGTATCACAGTGTTCGTTCGGTTTTAACATTCAGCAGGAAGATGCAGATTTTAGAGATGATGGAACCGTAAAATGGACACTCCGTCAGATTGATTTACATGAGGTTTCCATTTGCACCTTTCCGCAATATGAGGATACAGGCGTACAGGCGCGCAAAGCTGAAGTTAAGCAGCACCAAGAGCGTGCGCTGGTTCAGAAAAAACACAATTTGGAAGAGAGGTTGAAAAAGATATGGCACTAAAACAAATTATGTTAACCAAGAAAATCGAACAGCGGAAAACAGCACTTGCAGCATTGACCGAGCAAGAATCAGCCTTGAAAACTCGATCTTCGGATATTGAAAAAGCGATCGGTGAAGCCAAGACGGATGAAGAAATCGCTGCGGTTGAAGAAGAGGCAAATAAATTAGACGCTGATAAAGCGGAATTTGATGGGAAGAAAAGCAAACTTGAGGGCGAGATCACTCAGCTTGAGACTGAATTGGACGAACTGAACAGTAAGGAGCCGCCGAAACAAACGCGGTCGAATCACAGAAGCCAGGAGGGGGCATCAGAAGAGATGAACAGATTTCAGGTAAGGGAACTATTGAAGACCGGTGAATATTACAAGCGAGAAGAAGTTCGTGAGTTTTATGATAAATTCAAAAATTTGCGTGCGGTTTCTGGTGGCGAACTAACGATTCCGGAAATCGTTGTTAATCGAATCATGGATATCATGGGCGATTTCACAACGCTCTACCCGTTGGTTGATCGGATCCAGGTCAAAGGTACAACTCGAATTCTAATTGACACGGATACAACTGCAGCATCTTGGATTGAAATGCCTGGTGCGATTCCGACTGGCGACGTTGGCACGATCGGTGAAGTTGACTTCGACGGCTGGAAAGTCGGAAAGGTAACGTTTGTTGATAATTATCTTCTGCAGGACAGCATCATTAATCTGGATACTTACGTCACGAAGAAGATTGCTCGAGCAATTGCTTTGGCACTCGATCTTGCGATTGTTAAAGGCACCGGTGCAGCTGGCAAGCAGCCAGTAGGGATCATTTCTCAAATTCCTGCAGGCAACAAGGTAGATGTTGTTGCTGACGAAAAACTGTTGATTAATTTGGTGAAGAAAATCGGCCTGATCGATACAGGTCTTGATGCTGTTGGCGAAATTGTGTCGGTCATGAAGCGCAGTACGTACTATAACCGTTTGGTCGAATACAGCATCAATGTGGATTCTTCTGGCAACGTAGTCGGTAAGCTGCCGAATCTCCGCAATCCTGATCTAGTTGGTCTGCGTGTCGTGTTCAATAACAATTTGGACGAGGATACGATCCTGTTCGGTGACTTTTCTAAGTATACTTTGGTTGAACGCGAGTCTATCACGATTGACAGCTCGAAAGAAGTTAAGTTTGTCGAGGACCAGACAGCATTCCGCGGCAAAGGACGATTTGACGGCAAACCGGTTAAGCCGCAAGCATTTGCGTTAATCACCATTACGCCTGAGGTTTAAGGAGCTGATGATTGATGAAGTACGCAGTAGCACGTCAATTCGCTGATAAGATGAGCAAGAAAATCTATCATCATGGATCCACTTATGAGACGACCAGTAAGAAACGCGCTGATGAATTACAAAAAGCGGGCTATCTTGCCGGTACGCCTCCCGCCGCGAAAGCTGGCGATAAGTGATGGATGCGGGAGTAAAGACAACTCTATTAAGTTTACTGAAGCTGGATTTAGGCATTACGCATGCATTGCGAGATGTCTATTTTAATGGCTTACTTGATACATCAGAAAGCGAAATTGCTCGGATGGGAGCTTCGCTAGATTTGACGAAAGCAGACGATCAGATCCTGCTTGTCGATTATGCGGCATGGTCTTACCGAAAGCGGCTGGAGAACGTGCCGCTTGCACGGAGTATCCAGTTCCGGATCCATAATCGATTGATTCAGAAGGCGGGTGCAGCTGATGCCGAGTCTTAAATCTAGTGTTGGTAACAGCAAAAATATATCGCTTGATGATGCGTGCACATTGATTGGACTAGTCACAACTGAAGATGAATTGGGACAGCCGATCGAGTCTGAAACGCCGCGGCAAATATTCTGTTCTCGAATCAGCATTTCCCGAGCAGAATTCGCCGCTGCGGGTCAGATCGGTTTGAAAGCGCAACTGATTCTTGTTGTAGATTCTGACGAGTACGACGGAGAAGAAAAGATTGATTACTCCGAAAAGCGATATTCTGTTTACCGCGATTTCATGCGGACGGATGGGTTCACGGAACTCTACTGCGAGGTGAAGTCTGGTGCCCATAAAAATTAATGGACTGACCAACGAAATTGCTAAAGCGCTTGCCGAGTACAGTGATGATGTCACAGGCGATCTGGACAAGGCAAAGGACGATATATCGAAAGAAGCAGTATCCGAGTTAAAAGCAACCAGCCCAAGGCAAACCGGTGATTACGCGAAGGGGTGGGCACGAAAGAAAACGGCACATGGCTTTATCGTCCACAATCGGACGGATTATCAATTAACACATCTACTCGAACGAGGGCACATGAACCGAGATGGAAGCCGAACGGCACCGCGTGTGCATATTGCACCAGTTGAAGAGAAAGTAATTGATAACTTCACTAAAGCGGCAGAGAAAGCGGTGAAGGGATGACACTTGCAGAACTGAGAGCAATGCTCATACAAACCGGGTACCCGGTTTTTTATCATCACTGGAAGAAATCGACGCAATATCCGGAATGTCCGCCACCGCCTTTTATTTGCTATCTGTCAATAGAATCTGATCACCTTATTGCGGACAATAAAGTTTATCAGAAGGTACCGGGCATATCTGTTGAGCTTTATACAGATAAAAAGGATTTATCCGCAGAGGCGGCAATTGAGCAGCTGCTTGATGATAACAACATTCCTTACCAGGATGATGAAACGTGGATTGAAGATGAACAGCTTTATGAAAAAATATATGATTTGGGGATGATCTGAAATGGGCAATAAAGTGAAATACGGTCTTTCTAATGTCCATTGGGCACCGGTGATCCAGGACGCGCCTGCAGCTATTGTTTATGGATTAGTTAAGCCGTGGCCAGGGGCTGTGAACATCTCGCTCGAGGCCCAAGGTGATCCGGTGCGTTTTCGCGCCGACAACGGCGTGTACTGGGGCTATGCGACTAATGACGGCTACAGTGGGGATCTCGAAATGGCAGAGATTCCGGATGAATTCCGCACGGACTGCCTAGGCGAAGAAATTATCAATGGTGTAGCTTTCGAGAGCGGAGAGCCGAAGCCTGAACATTTGAAAAAGTTTGCGCTATTTTATCAATTTGAAGGTGACGCGCGCGCTACAAAGCACGTGAACTATTACTGCTCGGTTAGTCGTCCTACGGATGAATCAGGAACAGTTTCTGACTCTATTGAACCTCAGACTTCGACGGTTACGATCACATCCGAAAAACGTCCGGATACAAAAATGGTTAAAGCGCGATGCACGACTGCAGCTCCACAGGAGACCTATGATTCTTGGTTTGACTACGTCCATGAAAAGCCGGCAGAAGTTCCGGCAACAGGCGTTACTGTTTCACCTTCAGCAGCTACACTGGGCGTTGGTGAATCCATGCAGTTGAGCGCTATTGTTGCTCCTGCTAATGCATCGATCAAGTCAGCAACCTATGGTTCAAGTGATGAAGCGATTGCTACGGTCGATGCGCTTGGAAAAGTAACAACGGTAGCTGCGGGTACTGCGACAATCACAGCGACACCAGTTGGCGGCGGTTCTGTTGATACTTGCACCGTAACGGTGGTATAAGGAGGGGCTTTTCTTGGAAAAGACAATTCAAATTAGTGGTACATCTGTGCGCCTGAAAACCTCAGGCGCTTTTCCTTTGCGCTACAAAGCGCAATTTCATAAAGACTATTTCAAAGAACTGTTTCGGCTAATGCCGCTTCTGAAAATTAATGAAAAAACTAAGTCGGAGACCAACGGAGAAGAGTCAAAAGAGGAAAATTCAGAAGCCGCCGAACTGCAAGGGTTTATCGACAATCTGGACTTGGTCGACTTTGACATTTTTTATCAGATTGTCTGGACAATGGCCAAGACCGCGGACCCGAATATTCCCGAGCCATTGACCTGGCTTGACAGCTTTGAGACATTCCCGATTATCGAAGTGATTCCGCAAATGCAGGATATGCTTGTAGCCATGATTAGTACGGAAAAAAACTCACGAGCGGGGATTCAGCCGGCGAGCCACTGACGACTGATTCCCTGCTTTTTATGGCATATAAAACAGGGCTGACACGCGCCGATGTTGACGACATGGATATTGGCCAGATCCTAGACTACATCGACGAGTATGTGAAAAACATGGATCCGGACAAGAAGAAGGACAACGTCCGGATGGCCACTCAAAAAGATTTTGATAACTACTGAGCCCCGATTTTGGGGGCTTTTTATTTTGTTTAGTCAGGAGGTGAGAAGCAATGGCGGGAAGCAGGATTAAAGGTATTACGATTGAGATCGACGGCGATACAACCGGACTCGATAAGGCGCTGCAGGGCGTCAATAAGCAGTCTCGAGATCTTCAGGGACAGCTGAATGATGTCAATCGACTTTTAAAGTTTAATCCTGGCAATACAACGCTCCTTGCTCAAAAGCAGAAGCTTCTCACCGATCAGATTGAAGCGACCAGACAAAAGCTTAATCAATTGAAACAAGCCGAATCACAAGTTCAGCAACAGTTTGCAGAAGGCAAGATCAGCGAGAAACAATACCAGGCATTTCAGCGCGAAATTGTGGCCACTGAAGGGAAACTTGATCACTTTGAAGGTCAGCTATCAGATGTTAACCAAGCGCTAAAAACCACTGGAAGATCCGCAAGCCAACTGGGAAAAGATTTCAAAAAATCTTTTGATGAGGCAAAAAAGTCTGCCGGAAATACTTTCGATCAATTGAAGCGTTCGGGCACGGTTATCACAGGATTAGGAGCGGTAATGGCCGGGGCGTTTGGTCTAGGAGTAAAAGCCGCGGCTGATCAACAACAACAGATGGCTGCGCTTGAGACGGCTTTCCATGGTAACAAGAAGGCTGCACAGGACTATTACAAATGGGCGCAAGCATATGGGAAAAATACGCCATTTGAAACATCTGATGTCGTTGACGCAACAATCAAATTAAAGTCTTACGGAATCAACGCGAAGGATACTCTAACCGACATTGGCAACATGGCGGCGGGTATGGGTAAGCCGCTGGATCAAGCGATTGAAGCCGTTGCCGATGCGCAGACCGGTGAACTGGAACGTTTGAAGGAATTCGGCATCACAAAAAACATGCTGATCGCTCAGGCAAAGACGATGGGTAATAACGAGATCGTCAATGCAAAGGGTCAGATAACTAATATGAAAGGTTTAAATGATGCCCTTTTCGCAATTATGGAGGAACGCTTCAAAGGCGGAATGGATCGGCAGTCCAAAACATTGCAAGGACAGTTATCAGCCCTGCAGGATAGTATCACACAAATTCTGCAAGCGATGGGTAATGCACTAATGCCGATCATCACGCCGATTGCGGCGTTCCTGCAGCAATTAGCAGACGGTTTCAATAATCTTTCTCCTGGCATGCAGACAACGATTGCGGTGATCGGAGCGTTGATAGCCGCGCTCGCGTTGATTGTGGGTCCTCTTTTGTTGTTAATAGGATTTCTTCCACAGATCGCGGCAGGAATCGCATTGATCTTTACTCCTGCCGGCGCAATAGTTGCGTTGGTTATCGCAATCGTCGCGGCGATAAGTGGTCTAATCATATGGCTGACTAATTTGTATAACACGAATGCCGCATTCCGCAATAACGTGCAAGCCATTTGGCAAAGCATCTCAGCCGTCATTCAGTCGGTCATGGCGACTGTAATGAGCGTAGTCACGACAGTCATGAGTGCTGTGTGGTCATTTATCAGTAGCATCGTCAGTCAGATCACAGCCTTTTGGAAACAAAACGGTGATCAAATCCTGGCTGCAGCACAAAACGTCTGGACAGTCATTAGTGCGATTATTCAAGTAGCCATGACCATAATCAAAGGCGTCATGTGGCTCGTATGGCCGCTGATTAAGTCTTTAATCGTGGATACATGGAATGCGATCCAAAACGTAATTAATGGTGCGCTGAAGATCATTTTAAACGTGATCAAGCTGTTTGCGGCCCTTTTCACCGGCGATTGGCAGGGCGTATGGGATGCGATTAAAGGTATTCTCTCGGGTGCTGTTCAGGCGCTATGGGGATTAATTAATCTTTGGTTTGTCGGCAAAATCCTTGGCGTCTTTAAAATCTTTGGCCGCGGGGCGTTGTCAGCTCTACAGCTTGCTTGGGATGGTATTAAATCAGCGACAAGTTCAGCATTCCGAGCGGTTGTGGACTTTATCACAAAGCCATTGCAAGGCATAAAGCTTTTTGAGATCGGCAAGCAGATCATTTCCGGATTGATAAACGGTATCAAGGGAATGGCCGGTGAGGTTTGGAATACGGTCAAAGGAATTGCTGATGGCGTTACCGGTGCATTCAAAAAGCTTTTCAAAATCCATTCACCTTCGCATGTTATGCGTGATGAGATTGGATTCAATGTTGGTGAAGGTGTGCGTGTCGGAATGTTGGATTCGCTTCAAGGAATTGGACAAGCTGCACAGAAAATGACTCAAGCTGCTCTTCCAAAGATACCGAATCCGGAAACGGCGAACCAACAGACAACAGGAGCGACAACCAGCCAATCGCAGGATGATCCGCAACAGACGCCTGCAGGCGTGATTCAGGGCGACGGTTTTTCTTTTGCTTTGTATATCACGAACTTTAATAATTATCGCGCGCAGGACATTAAGCAACTGGTACAGGAAATCGCGGCATACATGCGGGCGGAGAAAGCAGGAGGATTGAAGTATGAAGGATGAGAACTGGTTCGAGTTTCGTGGTGAGCGATCAACCGATTATGGATTGATCTTGCGTGACGGCCACTCACTTGGAAGTCCGGAGAGTAATGCTGAATTCGTGGATATTCCTGGTCGGAACGGACCTTTAATATTGGACGATGGGACGTTTAAAAATTATGAAGATACGTATAGTTGCGGATTAATGACCAGGTCGAATGTGGAAGACCAGGCGCGGTTGGTAAAATCATGGCTGCAATCCTCTCGGGCGTATGGCTATCTTCGAGATTGGCGTGATCCGGATTATTACCGGGAAGCCACATGCACGAGCAAGATTGACATCCAGCGAGCAATAGAACAGTTAGGCTATGCGGTTGTCGTATTTAACTGCAAGCCATTCAAAAAGTCGCTTGTCGGTCTTGAACCGGTCATATTATCTCAACCAGGCATGCTCTATAATCCGGAAGCTTACGGTTCCCTGCCTTATATCAAATTGGTTGGCAATGGCAACATCACGATTTATATAAACAATCGCTCGATTGTCCTACAAGATGTATCGGAGTTTATCGAGATCGACTGTGAAATGAAAGAAGCTTACAAAGAACCTGGTAATGGTCAGAACGACAAGCTGCGGTCGGATTGGCCATATTTTGATCCGGGTGAAAATAACATCAGTTGGACCGGGTCTGTGGATCATCTTGAAATTATTCCAAGATGGGAGGCGCTGGCGTCTTGACACCGATTTTATATAAAAATGACGAAATGGACTTTGACCATCATGGACTTGGTGACCTAGTCGATTGCATATCGGCCCACGTCATTGAACAGCGGAATGGCAAGTATGATCTTGAGTTTGTCTATCCGACCGTTGGCAGGCATTTTGATGAGATCAAGGATGACATGATCGTTAAAGCAAAAGCCAACGATACTGATGATGACCAGCTGTTCCGCATTTATTCTCACTCTGAACCGATCGATTTCAAGGTAACTTTTAAAGCACATCATATCAGCTATGATTTGATGTACAATCCGCTTGAAAAAACAACGCTGGCGGGTAATACATTGCATGTTATGGGTCAGGTAATCGAAGGTGCACTCAACCCGCATCCGTTTAATGTCTTTTCAGACAACATGGCAGAATCAACATCTGAGATCGGACCATGCCATGTGCGGGAAGCCCTGGGTGGTACTGAAGGATCAATCTTGGATAATTGGGGCGGCGAATATCACTTCGATAACTTCCTAGTTGAAAACAGGAAGCAGCGTGGCCTAGATACCGGCGTTACCATCGAGTATGGTAAGAACTTGACGGATTACAACCAGGACAGAGAACTTGAGAATGTGTTTACATCTGTTTATCCATACGCAAACAAGCAGACTGATGATGGCGGTCAGCAACTGATTATACTGCCCGAGAAGATCATTCACTTAGCATCAGAAGGTCAGTACCCGGTGAAACGCACTTTAATGCTTGATCTTTCTCAGGACGAATCGGTTACCGATGCTGATTCGCTGCGAGCCGCCGCCCAGAAGTACGCACAGAATAACAAGATTGATCGCCCATCCGTCAGTTGGGCAATTAAATTTCAAGACCTTAGGAAAACAGAAGACTATAAAAATATTGCCGCTTTGGAGCAGTGCGGCTTGTGTGATTATGTCATTGTGCGTTTTTCTCGCTATAGCATATTTGAAAAAGCGGAGATCATTGAGGTCGATTATGATGTGCTCAAAGAACAGTACATCAGCATAGATCTCGGTGATCCGGTTAGTAACTTTGTTACCGACTTTCAAGACTCTCAAAAGGAAACACGGAAGGTAATCAGTCCGACTGGATTTCTACAGCAAGCAATCAACAAAGCAACCCAAGCGATTACTGGACAATCTGGTGGCTATGTTCGGTTAAATCCTGCGCTAAACCCGCAGGAAATATTGATCATGAACACGCCTGACATTGCTACAGCTACGAAGGTTTGGCGATGGAATCTTGGCGGACTCGGCTACAGCAAGCACGGCTATAACGGACCTTACGAGTTAGCCATGACGATGGATGGCGAGATTGTGGCTAACTTTATTACGGCTGGGGTTCTTCGTGGAATATTGATCGAAGGTACCAATATTCATGCACTTAATCCGGACAAGTCGTTCGATGCGTGGCTTAATTCGGACGGATTTAATATTTTAAAAAACGGACAGACAAAATTCAAGGTTGATGCAGATGGGAACCTGGATACCTATGGGGCTTCAATTCATGGCGGATCGATCGAGGGTTCAAGCTTTTATATTCAAAACAGCGGACTACAAGGATGGCTCGACGGCAACGGACTCAACTTTGTAAAAGACGGCAACCCAGTTTTCCATATTGGGACAGATGGAAGCGTAAATACTTACGGTGCTGCTCTTCACGGTGGATCAATTGACGGCTCTAGCTTCCACGTGCAGAATGGCGCAATGAATATCTGGCTTGATGGCAATGGATTTCATATGAACGTAAATGACTTTGACATATTGATCGATTCTACTGGAATTCGAGCATTAAAAGGCGGAACTGAAGTGTTTTCTGTAAAGCCAGACGGGTCAGCTACGTTTAGCGGTATCGTACTTGCAAAGGACGATAATGGGAACACAGCCGCTCGGCTCCATTCGAACGGCTTGGAGTTTTACAAAGATGGACGTTTTCTTGCATCATTGGGACGCATCTTTACCGCAGATCAGCAAGGCATTGGACTCGCAATTCAAGATGGCGACTTCGTTAGCATTAACCGAAAAGACGGCTCGGATTTCCCGTTCATTGCAAAATTCGAAAGAAACACTTTAGGGCTCTACGCGGGAAGCAATCATTATATTACGCTCGGTGGCGGAGAATACCATATGAACATTGGGGACTCTGGCTTTGAAATGGACCACGGTATCTTTCGGGTGACCTCTGCAGGCACCTATCGGATGGTTGTACAGCCGGGGGAAACAGGGCTGTGGACAGACCTAAATATGAATGGCTGGACAATCAAAAATGCGAATATCCAATCGGGGTCTCTAGAATCATTGAAACAAGACATAAAGCTCATGCAACAGAGTGCACTTGAGATTATCAGTGCTGCCGATATCTACAGCTTCCGAATGAAAAAGGATGTTAAAGAAGGTCGTGACTTCAATCGATATGGCGTTGTGATCGGTAAAAATCGAAGAACTCCAAAAGAATTTTTATCCGAAGATAAGGCTGGCGTTGATCATTATAACGAGATCCATTTGCTCATGAAAGCAGTGCAAGAGTTATCCGCAAAAGTAGACAAGTTGGAAGGTGAATTGCATGGCAAAGAAAATTATTAATTTGAAACTTGATCTTAATGGCCAATCACATAATCCGCGAATTACAGTTCGTCGTAACGATTTCTACACAAATGTCTTTGCGGCTCAAATTCTGCAAAACGGCGTTCCCGTTGATTTGACTGGATGTGCAGCTGTTTTTGAATGCGTGACGCCCGCTCGAAACGCAATCCGTGATGATGGATCAGAAAATGGAACGATGGCTGTTACGGATGCTGTACACGGTAAGATCGAGTACACATTAACTGATAAACTATTTGCCAGCCTGGGTATCATTGACCTTGCCTACTTTGCATTTGAAAAAACAGTTGATGGAAAAGTGCAGCGCATGACAACCGGAAATTTTGTATTCCAAGTTGATCCAGATGCCATGACAGGCAACATCCCAGCTCAGGACTATTTCTCTGACATCGAAACGATGCTTGAGCAGATCAACATATTAAAGCAAGAATACGAAACGTTGGATCCGAATACGTACACCAAGCTGGATGTGTTTAATCAAAATAATGCGGACGTTACGGTGAAGTTGGCGAAAACATCAACTTTTTTTGAACAGTTTTTTAAGTCGCTGGATTTTATCAAAGACGCAGGATCCCTTATTTTTATCGGGGATAGTATTTCAGCCGGATATGGTCTTCCTTACTCCGATCAGTACATTTCGAAACTATTTAATTTGCTGAAAAATTCCGTTGGTTATCCTAATGATTTTGAAGTGATCACTAATTTTTCGGAGGATAATACGGTTTCTCTGAGTGGATCTTATTCAATAGGAACAAGCGGACCTTGTAAAAAATCACTGGTTATGCAGCCCGGAGCGTCCATTTCTTTTACTGGTAGTGTTCAATACATTGACTTAATATTCAACAGGTCAGTTACAAGTGGTAAGATTGCCGTTGCTCATAATGGAAATGTTTATAAGATCATTGATTGTGGTGGTGGAACGGATCTCTATGCTACATCTTTCCCGACAGTTTCCAGCGGATTTTCAGATGAAACTACCTATACGCTTACCTGTCAAGATGGCCCAGTCGAACTGATCGGACTGATACGGCTTCAACAGCAGAATAATCTATATGGATCTATTAACTTCATTCGATGCGCAGTCAGCGGGGAGACAACGTCTGACTTTAGCGACGATGCCAGATTGGAAGCTCTTCAAAATATCAATCGATTTTCTACGCTAAACCAGAATAAGATTTATGTTATCGCGCTTGGAACCAATGATATATATAATCCGTCGAAAGCAAATACGGTTAACGCATATATGCAAAACTTGGACAAAATAATTTCTAAATTGATGAATCCTATAGATAAGGTTCGAATTATACTGACGGCTCCTATCATACCTAATGAGGGTACATGGCCAGCTGTTGTTACTGGATACAGAAGTTATAGAATCGCTCTATACTTAGTTGCGCAAAAGTACGGACTATCAGTTATTGATTACTCTTATTTATCATTTTCGGATAATCTATTTCAAGATGGGCTGCATCCTAATGGCTTTGGCACTGACTTAATGATGGAACATATCCAAAAATCACTTGCCAAGGGAATAAATAGAACAAGTATTAATACTACAGAAACTGCATTTTCACTAATAAACGGTTATACCAATGTCGGGCAAGAATACGGATTGTCTACATGTGAGGTTAAAAATAGCCGGGTACAGATGTCCGGAACTCTTAATTTTGGCAATAAGACCGGCGGTAGTGATATCTGCGTAATCGATAGTTCTTTAGCACCGAAAAAACAGCGTGTATTTAATTTGTGCGGATTCGATGCAGGAGGTAACGTTCACAACGTGTTAGTAAAAATGACAACACAAGGGCATTTATCACTGGTTACTGATTTAACAGACGATACAATTTTGGCCTATCTATCTTTAGAACAGGTATCATATGATCTGTAGGACACTGACACTAAAGCGCAACAACCGAATAATTAATCGAGAGCCTTCCAAGGCTCTTTTTTCATACCTCAATAAAGGAGTTGATGCTTTTATTTCAGACCCGCTTTGGGTCTATTTTTTATGCTTAAAAATAATAAGAGGAGGAATTATCGTGAATAAATTCGAGTTCATCTATCGCACCGCCGCTGCACTTTTCGGTGGCATCATTGGTTATCTGTTTGGAGGTTGGTCGACGTTGATTTCTATTCTTGTCACTTTTATTATCATTGATTATATTTCCGGTATTCTTGCTGCTGGCTATCTCGGCAAGCTGTCTTCCAGTGTTGGTTTCAAGGGGATTGCAAAGAAAGTCATGATTATTATCGTAGTTGCAGCGGCTCATCTCGCCGATCAAGCGATGGGTACCGAACACATCGCTCGTGATGCTGTAATCTTTTTCTATCTGGCAAATGAATTGCTAAGCATCTTGGAAAATGCCGGCAAGACTGGTCTGCCGGTTCCAGACCAAATTACCAGGCTCGTAGAAATTTTGAAAGGTGGTAAAAAATAATGAGTGTAAAAGCTATGGATTGTGCAACAAAGTTAAGCGCTGAAAAAGCAAAAGCTCTCTATGCAGCGGGAATTCGATTGATAGGGCGATATATTGGCAGTCCGTCGAGCTGGAAAACGCTCGAACTGGCGGAGGTAAAAGCATTAAAAGATGCAGGAATAAAAATTTATTCGATCAGACAGACGACCAATAATGTGGCGTCTTTTTTTAATTACGCAAAAGGCGTGACTGAGGCAAAAGAAGCCGAGACATGGGCACACAGCATTAATCAGCCAAATGGCACGGCTGTTTACTTCTCAGTTGATTTTGACGCTAAAGGATCTGCTCTGGACGCTGTCAAACAATTTTTTAAAGGTGTGGCTGTGACGCTTAAGGATTACAAAGTCGGTGTCTATGGATCGTATGGCGTGGTCGAAGCGCTGAGTGAAACGACGTACACCGATTACTATTTCCAGACATATGCATGGAGCGGCGGGAAAGTTAGCAAATATGCTGATTTATTTCAATACAAAAATGGTCAAGCGATCGCAGGCGTGACTGTTGATTACAACGAGATTAAAGATGATGCCGGTGAGTGGGGAGTTGTTGCAAGCAAAGTGGACAAGCCAAAGACAGTATCCAGTGTGAAAAAGAAAAAGCAGACCGTCCCAGATCCGTACATTGTGAAATCAGGTGATACATTGTCTGAAATTGGCGCTCGATACGGCGTTGCCTATCAGGACATCAAGCTTTGGAATGATCTTAAATCCGATTTTATTTTGCCTGGCCAAAAACTGAAAATGAAAAAGGCTGCACCAGTAAAGAGTGAGCCAACCAAGAGCGGGTCATCAGTCGTTCCCTACCCAGGATACTTGATCCGGAATGGTAGTACCGGCAAGGATGTCGAGCGAATCCAGCGTGCGCTAGGGATTAATGTTGACGGCATCTTCGGCAAGCAAACAGAAGCTGCGGTTAAGGCTTATCAGAAGCGGCACAGTTTGAGCATAGATGGCATTGTTGGCAAAGAAACATGGAATACTTTATTTTGACATAACTGCAACACAACATATAACATACCCGGCTATACCGGGATACATAATAAAAACCCCTAGGCATTAGGGGCAAATTACAATAATTAGTTATCATTATTTTTATTTTTGTCTGGTTTAATTGGTCTAGCAGTGGACTTTGATGCTGATGGAAAGCCATTATTTTTTAAAATTTGGGGCATTGTACTGCCGAGTCCTGCGCTAATTATTGATGCACTCTTAAGAATATCTTGTGCATTAATTCCTGATTGCTTTAGTTGCTGGAGTTGTTTTTGTACTCCTAGCATGCTTGAATGGTACTTATTAAAGTCAATTATTGATCTAGCGGGATTATAGGCTTTATATGCAGCACTAATATTGGAAATGTTAGACATAGCAACAGCTGACGCAGAAAAAGGATTGTTTTTTCCTGAATATAATTGACGATTTTGGCAATTATTATCTGTGTCATCTTCGTGTGGATCATCATTATGTGCTTCTGATTCTTTTAAAAAGTGAACAAGCTGTTTGTTTTTTTCTTCCAGTTCTTTAATTGTATTACTTATTTCAGATGCTAATTTATCAGCGCTGCCAGATATATCGCCAAGAATTTCAAGTTCTCTATTTAATTTTGGATCGTTTTGCTTATAAGGGTATCTTAACTGATGATCAACTTCACCCCAGGCTTCTTCAAATAAAGTTCTTACTTGAACTTCAATAGAATAGCGCTTTCCATCGTGTTCACTTAGCAATGGATAATGTACAGATCGATACCTTGTTTTTTGATGTTCAACTTTTATTTTTTCTGCCTTGAACATTTCATCATTATCGCCCATTGGAAGCTTAGCAACGATTTTTTCTCTGAGTTGTTTTTTTATTTTTTTTAGGTCTTTATGAATGATTATCCATTCTTCTCTGAATATATGAAGTAGTCTAAAACCAATTAGATCAGTTATTTTGTCTTTATAATTTTCAATGGTGTATTCTCTTTTTGGATATTTAAGCTTCTTTCTAATTATTTTTTCTATTAAGTGTTCAGGGTCTTTTAGGCGTGATCTTATCGAATGTACACGATCAATTTTCTCAAATATTCTGCTTTCGTATATTCGAACTAGATCAAGTTCAGGCCTGAAGTTAATATAGTCTGAATAAATTTTTTCTAAGTCTTTCCAATTCAGACCGGTTTTTTCAAATTTTTCTTGGCTTATTTGATATTTTTCAAGGAATTTAGCTTGGTTAATTAATTTTTGATTCAATACAATCGCTCCGAATTTTATTATTTATTGAAACTTGGATGTTGCCAATACTCATCTGCTACTACTGGAATATTTGTGGTCAGAAAATTATTGAAATCAATTTTGTTGATCGTTTCACGTTTGAACCGTAATTTCATTATTGTATCGTTTGACTTTTTCCCATAAGCGTCTTGCATCGGAAAAGTAATATTAATGGCAATTTCTTTTACTTCTTTCATTGGTTTGATTCGCTTTAATAGATCAGTAGTATTGATCCACATTCCTTTTTTTATAAAGTTTGTCGTCAATCCATCATGGCCGTATACGCGAGCAAATACGAATCCATTATCTTTGTTGTAATTGAAGTCGATAATTGAACTCTTGTTGTTAAAGTCATTAGTTTTGTCAAAAGTGTTATTCGCCTGGAGAGCCGCTTTAATTTTATCTTCAGTAGAAAGCTTTTTCACTGGTACTTTAGCAGTTGCTTTGGTTTTTTCTTTTGCTTCAGATTTTGCTGGTTGTGTAGCTGTTTGAGCGGTTTTTGATGATCCAGAGTCTTTAGTGGTTGAGTCATCATCACTTGGAGTGAAGAGGGCAATAATGAAGATAAGAATAAGAAAATAGCTAATACAAGCGGTAACCATCTTCCATTTCTTTCCTGATCTGAACCCCAGTATTTTCTGATACCATTTTCTTGTTAAAAAGGAAATCTCGATGTTATTTGACTTGAGATACTCTGAGAAGTGGTGGAGGGAAGGAACGGATATATGAATGGGTTTTGTTCCTGTGAATTTGATTCTTACGCTGATGGCCATTCTATCTACTTCAGCGTGGTTAAAATCTGACCATGAAAATGATTCCATTGACTTGACTCGCTTACTATCAACCGTGTAAATATCGAATCCTTTTTCATGAATTGAAAAGAATTGATTGGATAATTTACCAACGATATTACCACCAATTAAATTACCCAAGATCAATCCATGATCTGCGATGTATTTTTTGACGACATCAATTGGCTTTTCTTTTTTATCCACCATGTAATAATTCCCCCTACTTTTTACTTAATTATACAAAAATAGACAAAGAGATAGATAAATATTATTCGACAAATAAAAAATCTCATCCAGTGCGCATCTGAATGAGAACATGATTTATGTGAACCCCTCCTATTGGATACACATCAATGCATAACTTAATTATCCTATAGTTATTATATTCTGACAATTATTGGATTAGTCGATTTTGTGAACGATTCGTTTTGATCTCATTGAGTAACTACTCTTTTCATTTTGTCGTACATTTCCTGCGCGTTTTTCGTTTGCAGTACATTTGGAAAACCAGTGTATTGTTTCTCACTAACAATCCAGACAAGTGGGAACACCTTTTTATCTTTGCGCTGCCAGTCTAATCCACGCCAGTTGCCATTTAATCGGTACTGCTCATACCTGGCTAACTTCTTGAGCATGTAATTGGTGTTGTAAAAATTGCTTAGCTGCACCTCAATAAAAAATGGCGTGCCATGCCAAATGCAGAATACGTCCGGTTCGACCGTACCCTTAGCGCCTAGCTTTGGCTCAACCTCAAACCGGCGTAATCCGCCAAGTTTGCATATGCCCAAGTACACGTTAAAGATCGCGCGGTAGTGATTAATCTTTTGACTATTAAATGCCATCTTACTGCCTGCTGGAAAGTACAGGTATGGTGTTGCGTCTCGATCCACTTTGAGCAGATCACGATCGACAAGACGGCGTAGGATTTTATTAACGGCAGGGATTGGGTTCCGCGTGTGTGAGAAGTATAGTGTCATGATGTCGTCTCTGCTCAAGCAGCGGAACCGTTCAATGTCACAGATAATGGAGTAGTCGCGTTTATTCATCATCATCCTGCTCCAATACTCCAAATTCTTGTGCCTGTTCCTGCTCCAGTACCTCATCAGTGAAGATTGAAGATGTTGGAGTATAAAGGTGTCCAAGTAGTTTATCTACTCCATCAGCGTCCAGGAATGGCGCCTGCACAACTCCAACAGTATTAGTCATAACAATGGCTCTTCCAGGGCAGGGCAACTTCTCGGCACCGGACTGATCCAGCACGATTTTGCTATTCACTTTATTTGATTGTTTGAAGCTGATACGCACGTTTAAATTGTTCTTTAGCTTGCCATCAAGCACATCAGCATCAGGACGTTGCATGGAGAGGATCAAGTACACTCCTAATGCGCGACCGATTGCCGATATGTCCTGCAATAACTTCATCACTTCCTTTTCATCTTTGAGCAAGGCAACTTCGTCAATGCAGACGATAATGTCCGGGATGCCGCCAATCTCCGTTGTTTTAAGCACACGTGCTTTTTCAAGCATTTTCGCGCGGCGGTCGAGTTCCTTGCGTACTTTCGATAGTTCAAAAGCAAGCGTTGGTGCGGACGTGCTGACAGACTCGACATGTTTGTAGCCGCGGAATAAGGTTAGTTCGGAAAATTTCAGATCTCCCATCACAAAGCGCAGTTCGTCTGGCGATTTGTAAAGCATCAGCGTCGTTAAAATGGAGCGTAATGCGCTTGACTTGCCATAATTAGTCTGACCAGCAATTAGCACATGCGGGAAGTTGCGCAGGTCAAAAGCTTGCATTTTGCCGGTTAAGTCGACACCGGTGACGATGGGTAAATCCATGTCTTGGATCACCGGGTTGACAAGCGACCATGAGTATCTTAATTTTTTCGGCATCGGTTTTTTATAGACGTGTACGGTAAACTTTTTTAAATCGCCGTCGACCGCCGTATTGCGCCCAAATTCCTGTTTAAACACGTAATCAGACTTTTTTACAGACTTGGGGTCTATGCCGGCCGGCAATGTAAACGTGATGATGACCTCGATTAGCTTGTGCTGCACAGCATGGATGCGGGGGATTACCTCATAGATGTTCTTGCCAATCTTATGGTTATGGCTAAGTCCTGCGGCACGAAAGCACTGCTTCATTCGCCGGTAGTACGGGTCAAGGCTTAAAAACATGCGATCACCCCTAATAACGGATTTTTTAGAATCAGAAAATAAAGAATACCAACAGCAGCCCCCACCATAAGCACACCCATCGTAATCATTGGAACGTAATCTGCATTCGGATTGTCTCGTTCAGCCATATGCTTTTCGAGACGCGCCATAAAGATTGCAAACGTTCCTACACCCAAAATAATCCCAACACTCGTTGCCATTAGTGGGGACATCGTCAGCAAGCTCTTGGCGGTCACTCCGGTTACGATTGCGCCGCATGGTTGCCGATTAAAAGCTTTCCGCCAATCCAAAATTTCTCGTGTATCAATTTCATAGTAATTCATTTTTTGCTTCTCCTTTTTTACAAAATTCCTTTTTGGCTTTAGACCAGTTAAGGACAATCTGTAAACTGGAGTACGTCTACTCCAGCAGTTATTGGAGCAGCTGCTACAGTAGAAATAGATGCAAGTTGGGCTTGGTAGTTGCCTGTCCCTGCAAAATAAAAATGCAGGGACGAGCCATAAAGGCGGCGAATAGGTAAATTAGAGGTGAGTGGACAGTGAATAAAATTGCACAAACTATCGAAGATAAGGGGTTGCGAAAAGGATACGTTGCTAAAAAAGCGGGAATATCATCAAGTGCATTCTCACGAATATTAAGTGGAGAAACAAAAGAGCCGTCCTTGAGCGTGGCCATTAGATTGGCACGCGTCTTAGGGACGACTGTTGAAGAATTATGGGGAGACGAAGAAAAGGACCAGGAAAAATGATTTACCTGGTCCACAATTTATTTACCTTAATTTATTTACCTTCATTAAATAACCATTGATTTTGTTTTTCAAGATTCTCAATCTCGTGCACTACAGCATAATAAACATGTCGATCGATTAGACTTTCGCGATGCTCTTTTTCATATATTCTTAAAGCGTTCAGCTTTTCATTATTGAGTGTGATGAGTACTTCACAAGTGTCCATTATGCTTGTCCTCCTATAATTTATTTGCCCATAATTTGCCCATGTAGATTTGAAATGCTATGATTTTACTTGAAAACACCTTTCTCAAAAAAGGCTCTACAAAGGGATTTTCACAAAATATGAAACTGCTAAAAAGGCTCTGACTATACGCCCTACGAAATGGAAAAGATGTTCAAACGCGTGCAGTGACGGGGTTTTCAGCACCCCTGTGAACCGTTTGCCCATAATTTGCCCATGTAAATTTTATTTGCCCAGATAAGCATCAAGATTTGAAATCATTTCTTTCTCGAGGTTACGGGTAAAATGGACGTAAACGTTGGCGGTGAATTCTACGCTGCTGTGTCCTAATCGTACGCTCACGGACTTAATATCTGCACCGCTTTCCAGAAGCATGATCGCGTGTGTGTGACGCAGACCATGCGGTGTGATGTGGTGAAGGCTTGTTGTCTTAGCAAGAATCAAGTCAACGACCTTATTAACCCCATATTCGCCCATCTCACGGCCGTTTGGAATGGTAAGCATATAATCAGAGTCAAAGCATACTTTGTGTTTGAGACGTTCCTTTTTCTGCCATGTCTGATATTGCTTCAATTGAGCGATAAGCGTATCGTCAATGGCAATCGTCCGGATACTGGACGCGGTCTTAGGTGGGTGGCAGCCGGTCTTATCGCGTGATTTCGTGATCTTAATTCGCTTGTGAACCAGGTCGATGTCATCCCATGTGAGGGCGAGCATTTCGCCTTTTCGCATTCCTGTTCGTAAAAGCAGGGAGACCATGATAAAAT